TCTTCCGATTATACAGTAACATATGGCATCCATTGAAAGGTTTTCTTTAGGAGCCTCTTCTTTATTCTTGACCAATCGTCTCCTTTGTATATCTTTTTATAGTAGTTATAAGACCAGAGCTTCTTTCTTTTATCAATGGTTCTTAATATTTCGTAAGGATCTTTTTTAGGATAGCAGAACCTAATCTCCATCGCTATATCGTGACCGTAAGCATCTATTTCATCGATATCAGCCAGATATTCCTTTTCTTCTGATATTGAACCAGTTAAGTTACGAAAATCTATTGCACAGGGTTCGCCATCCTTCTCCCTATTCTGCCATTGTAACTCATGAATCGTTTCATGCTGACAAACCTGGGATACAGCAAATTTAAAATCTCTCCAATTTTCATTAGTAATAGAGTAATGCTTTTGTTCTTTAGGAAAATTAAGTATGATATATTTGACATCTTCTTCCATGTCGTAGAGACCGGAGACAGATAAATCATCAGGACCGTAATCATCGAATGTTTCGAATCTAAACTTAAACGGTATATCGGCACTTTTATAGCCGCGTGTTAGAATACCGGCAATTTGGTAATAAGTAGGACGTCCTAAAAGCTTAGATTTCTTATCTTCTAAAACTTGATCTATGACTGGCGCAAGATACATAGGACCTCCTTTTAATTTATTTATACCTTTATGCCGGAGAAATCCTTTGTCTTAAACATTTTAGACATACCAAAGTTGCTGTTCTCGTTCTCATCTTGACCAGAATCAGCTAAGTTACTTTGCGCAATATCCTCTAAGTCATAAAGTCGCATCTTCGCACGATCAATACCAATCATAAACCGCTTATATAATGTTGGATCATTATACCGGTTTTTTAACTGCTTGACCATGATCTGATTGAGACCTTCGAGCTCTTCTGTACTTATTAGGGCAAACATAAAATCTGCCGTGGCGGGTAAACCGAAGGATTCGGACGTATCGGTCAGCTCCACATCCGTATTCGAGAAACCCGAACGCGTAGTTTGTGTAGCGGAGACGATAGGTAAATTAAATTCTACAGCTAGACCTCTCAACTCTTCAGCAATGGCTTTGATATATGTATAAGAATTGACCCCGCCACCGGGCTTAAATCTAGAGGATGCGCAGATGTTCAGATAATCGATAAAGATAACATCTGGCTTAAATGAGCGTTTTAACGATAATTCGTTCAATAAACCCTTAAAATGCCCTACGTGAGCAGATGCGGTAGGGTATTCTTTGATAATTAATTTACCATGAGATTTACCGTTAATCTTTTCAATCCTACCTTCAAACATTTGCTTAGGTAGATTCTTTAGCTGATCAATTTCAACGTTTAATAAGTTAGCATCGACACGCTCGGCAATCCTCTCTTCTGCCATCTCCATCGTAATATAGAGAACGTTCTTTCCTAGAGCCAGATTCGCAGCAGCCATGTGACACATGAAAAGAGACTTACCCACACCAGTACCAGCCAGAGCAATATTAAGCGTCTTGTTTGGTAAGCCTCCATTTGTGATTTTATTGAATAGCGATAGATCAAAAGGAAGGCGAGACTCCACCCGATTATAAAAATCAAACCGATCAGAAGAATCTTCGAAATAATCGTGACCCACGGAAGAATCAAAGCAGACACCTAGCGCCTCCTGTAACAGTGATGGTATGCCATCTTTACTAAAGTTTTTATCTCTACCTTCCATAATACCAATCGATTGAAGAATGGCATTATATACGGCTTTATCTTTACAAAATTTCTCTGTCTCGTCTAATAGCCAATCTTGATTTGGCTTTTCATTCTCATTTAACTGAATCAGGAGATCAGACGTTTCTTTAAATGTACCTTCTGCAAGATTAGAATTATGTAATGAAATAGATAGCGCTTCAACCGTTGGTGGTTTATTGTACTTAACTATAAACTCACTAATCTGTTTATAAACTACCCTCTCACTCTCATCTGTAAAGTACTCAGACTTTACAAACGGCAGAACCTTTCGCATGTACTCTTCATTGTGGACCAGATTCCTTAGAATCGTTATCTCTAGTCTGCTTGAACTCATTAATTGCTTCTCTTAAAATATCGTTAATAATTACCTCAATGACCGCTTTAAACTTGTCACCTTTAATATCTTCATCGGTAATTAATTCTGGTTTATGTACTACGTGGTAATCTAAAGCAAGCTCATTAACTTGTTCGTTAGGTAAATCTAACTTTTCAATCTGAACTGTTACACCATTAAACTCACCATCGATAATTTCAAAACCCCAATCCTTTTCACCTACAAACCAAGGTCTGAATAGTTCATTCCGCAACATCAGCATACTCCTTTGTAATATCTTCATCACTTAGGATCGCACCATTGGCAACTTGGTATGTTGTTTTAACCCATGTCTGGAATGAAGATGCTTGAAGGATAGGTAGCCAGAACTCTTTAGTATCGCATTGAGCTGCTCTAAACTTCTGATCTTCTACCTCTCCGGTATCTTTATTAACGCGCGAATACCAACCATTAGAAGGTTTAATAACGTGACCGGATTCAAGAGCCATATCCAGTAATCCAGACCAGCGACTGATACCACCATCGTGACGAACTGTAACAGGGATCTTAGATTTCTCTCTTACATAACGAGACTTCTCAACGTTTATAATAAAGTTATAACCTACAACCTCGGTACCTTCTTTTTCTTGCTGACGACCGAGGATAAAGATATTATCGGCAGCATAATAAGAACCAGTACCACCACCTACAACATCCTTAGAATATAATTCCATAGTCTTGTAAGTATGATTAACTACAATCATTGGAATATCTTTAAGAGATAGGTGAGGGGTAATCATTCGGAATAAAGACTTGATTTGCTTTGCACGTGACATATCGGCTACTGACTTACCTTCAAGAGCATCTTCGACTTCTTTCTTAGATGCAAGATTACCAATAGAGTCAATAATAATAATCAGATGATCGTTTCTTTCAACCCCCTCTAACTGAGTCATTATATCAAACTTTAATTGCTCAATATTAGTTAGAGGTGTATGGATAACGCGCTTAGCATCAATACCGAAAGAGTCAAAGTACGATTGAGGAGTACCGAATTCAGAATCATAAAAGAGTAAAGCTGCATCGGGGTACTTATCAAGATACGACTTTGCCATCAATAAAGAAAAAGCAGTCTTAAAGTGCTTCGAAGGACCAGCCCACATCGTTAAACCAGGCGTTAGACCGCCATCTAGTTTACCAGACAATGCAATATTAATTGCAGGAATAGAAGTAGGAATCATATCCTTCTTCTGAAAAAACTTCGAATCGGCTAGAATAGCCGTATCCTTAATCGTAGAGTTCTTCTTAATTTTATCAAGTATAGACATAGTATAGTTCCTTATAGATCACTTATTATAATATAAATCAGACGTAAGGTCAATCGATTACTGGCACCAGCTTTGTTTAGCGTCACCGTAATATTCACGTGCTAACCCGTTTTGAATTAGTCCTGCCCGAACGCTTTGTCCATTGACGATAATGTCACCTAACACACGACCGCCAAATTTATCCCAGGCATACAATGTAACTTGTATCTTACCGCCTTGGGCGATCAACTGAGAGGTCCATTTACTGGCTAATTGCGCTCTTTGATCTTCTTGTGGACACTGTGCTCTATGTCCTTTTTCAGGTGTATCCACTCCAAAGATACGAACTGCTAATTCAGGCTTAAACGGAGCAGGCAAAAAGGGTGCTGATATGACTACTGTATCTCCATCGTTTACTCGGAGAATCTTTGCATCATACGTAACTCCCTGAGGTGTCTTTTGTGCAAAGACTTGTGTAACTAATAGCAGTGATAGAATTGTAATAATTTTTTTCATCCGAATAATCCTTCTAAAGATGCGGTTTCTTTAACTTGCCAGCCAATACAGCTGAGTAAAGAGTTGAGGGGTTCAAGAAAAGACTTCTCAAACATTTTATCATAATCAATATAGTCACGTATTTTAAATTCAGGAGGCACTTCACCTGCAAAAGTAATAACGTGAGTACCAAGGGGGTTAGGTTCACGAAGATACAAGAACTTAATCTTATCACCTTCCTGAATCAATTGATACTTCTTTTCTAACCCCTTACTTGTGACTAGATGATTATATATGAGAGCACCACGTACGTGAATAGGAGTACCCTTCCTAAAGATACTATTAGGGTCAGTATACTCTTTAATACCGTTTACACCCCGGGGGAATGCAATATCTTCAGGGTCCAGGCTATGCCACTTTGCCTCCAAGTCAGCTACAAATTGCCTTAACGTCATTTCGTCTTTAGTGAGTGCAATCGATACTGCTTCTTTAAGAGCCTTACGAACCGGGGCAGGTGTAGATGAACGAACAATCTCCATACCCAGCACCTTTAGTTTAGGCGGATCGTAGGCAACACCTTCTGAATTATAGACGTTAACGGCATAACGTTTCTTAGCAATCCAGATACCTCTATCGGCAATAATCTCCCGCTTAAACTTAATCTTACGCTGATAGGTATTTAAGTACTCCGAAAGAGACTCACAGGTATCATTAATAGTCGGTTCTATTTTTTGGATACAGTATTTGTCGAGGACATCCACAATTTCGCTCGTCGATTTATCTGCCATATTTTTATTGACAAGTGTACCAAGAGTAATATAGGTGGAATCAGTATCAGCATAAAAAGAATATTCCATGTCATTGGTCTTACACTCCTCGTTTAATAGTTCATTTAATCTTTTAGCTACCGATCGAATCAGTAGCTGACCGGTCATCGTAATACCCTCAGCAATCCTGATATCATAGAATCTAAAATGTACGTTACCCAATGCACCGTAAAGAGAGTTCATTAAGATCTTAGCAGCCATCTGCTTAGAGTTAAGACTAGAAATTAAATTAAGATACTTCTTATCCTTCGTTTCCTCGTACTTACTTTGCGCGGCCAACATTTCTCTCTTAGCAATTTGACGCGAAGAGAAATAGAAGTCAATCAACTCCGGAAACAACCCTCTTTTTTCTCGAGCAAAGCACTGACCGTTAGCAGCCATCGACCAATTTTTATTATGAATCTCTGATGTATTCACTTCTTTATCAATTAACCGCTGAATACTTTTTTCATCATCGGCTAAGAACTTCTGACCCTCTACCAAGGTTTCAGGAGACATATTCCACGTCATAATAATAGAGGGATACAGGGAGGTAGCATCAAAAGAAACAACCCAATCGTATTGTGCAGGTTTAGGTTCCTTAACATACGCACCCATGATAGTTCTATCTTTATCGGGATCAACTCCTGGGGGATTATGAACGATAATATTATTCTTTAATAACTTATTATACAGAATACAATCCCAAGTCCTAACAGAAGAAAAGATATCGGTATAGTTGCATTTAGCATCATAAGCCATCGTAAGAATCAAAGTAATGATTCGCATCTTATCTTCAAGACGGTCTACTAACTCTACGTCTCGAATATTATAGTCTACAAACAGTTCCCAGTCCTTGGTATAGAACTCCTTAAACGTTGCATGAGGATTCTTTAACTTATTTTCTCCGAGCTCCTCAAAGGCAACAGTATCGAGTTTATAATTTTCAACCATCTTATAAGAGAACTTCTTATACAGATCCATAAAGTCAAGAATAGAAATACCGCACCACTCAAACGCCAACTCCGTACGGCCCCGGGCTGTTGGTACTTCGTATTGTCTTACATAACCCCACGGCGAGCATTCATCTAAAGCCTTTTCACCAAGTACTTTTGTAATGCGCGTAGATAAGTAGGCTATATCAAATAACTGACTATTCCAACCGGTAGTTACATCGGGGTAATCGGACTTATGATGATTAATAAACTGGCGTAGAAGATCAAACTCATCCTTGCATTGAATATAAATTGAATTAGGCTTCTTACTTAGATAAGGACCACAACCGAAAGTAGTAATTACCTTTGTATTAAAGTCCTGCACAGATATAAGGGTAACTTCTTCTTGAGCAGCTCCTGGGTCAGGAAATCCGTATTCAGTGGTAGTCTCGATATCGATAGTTACTATCTTTATTAGCGATATATCGAATTCAACAGTATCAGGAAACATCTTACTGGTAAACTGATATCCGTAATTCTTATTACCAAAGATAGGAAAATTGCTTACCTCTTTATACTGATCGACAAAATTGCGCGCTTCTTTTATCGTACTAAATTTAACCTTTTCAAGATTATCGCCCCACAGCGATTTGAATTCTGAAGGTTTACCAGAACGAACATACAAAGTAGGTTGAAAGGGAATCTTCTCCTTTACTCGCTTACCGTCTTTAAAGCCACGAAAGTGCACGTAGTTACCGCGCGTATAGATATTAGTATAGAAGAGCATCCGTTGATTATATGATAGATCTATTATTTAAGCAACTTATTTCGGTTATAAATA